TTTAGTTCTTCTAATAAATTCAGATATAAATGAATTTATTAAGAGAAACAATGATCTTATGGCTTGTCAGGTCGAAATTAATAGAGAGGACCATGATTTTCTTAAATGGGACTCATTTGTTAATTGCATTGAGGCTCATGCTGCTTTCGATCTTGAAATTATTAAAGAGAAAATAGCCATCCAATATGGTGACGTGCTAAAAGGTCGCATTACAGATCATTGTATGAGACAAGTTCGATGTGCAGTTGAGATATCTAAAACTATGGTTAAACGGCATAAAAAACTGATACTCGCTGCTCTTCAACATTATGAATAAACCCATCTTTGGATGGGTTTATTCATATTCTATTTAAATGAGCCTTTGTTTATGGGTTCTGACCCTTTCCCACTCAGCACGCCCTTCTTCTCGCCTTTTGTCTATGTATTCCGCAAGATCCTGAATATTGATGCAACGTTTTGCTTTTTGTGATGTGCCGATGCGATATGTTGGAACGGGCAACTTACAAGCGTTTGCTTTTGCTTCTGCCGTGGCTGGACTCATGCCAAAGTACTTTTGGCTAACTGCTGAGAGTTCAATGTTAGGGGTATTGAATTCAGCCATCAGTAAAAACAAGGTATTCATAATTTTCTCCATCAAAACCGGCTGCACCCGGGAAAATCATAATTCTGTGCTGGTGGCAGGAATTAATTTCTGCCAGATAGCGGAAACATATTTTGCCTGATGACGGGCATCGGCTAGGGCGTTGTGCCGTTCGCCATCGAAAGGGATGTCCATTTTGGGGTCGAATCCGATGGAACGCCCAAGCGTAACGATCGTGCGTACATCGTGGTCATTCCAGTATGCCCACGGGCAGATTTGTCCTGCTCGCTCATAAGCTCCACGTAAAATTACGTTGTCGAAGGTGGCCCCGTTACCCCAGACTTTTAAATATTTCGTATTGGCTGCGTGCCGGTTAATGAAATGATTTAGTTCTGAGAGAGCATCGCTGATCGACAAAGTATCATCAATACAGATTGCAGCTCGTGCTTCAGGGCTTTGTTTCAACCACCACAGGATGGTATCGCCGTCAGGTGTAGCTCCTTGCCCCATAGCACTTTCCAGGCTAACAACCGTATAGAATTCTTGTCCGATGTCTCCGGTTTCTGGAGTGAAGAACACCGCGCCAATGGAAACGATCGGTGCATCCTTATTTTTCCCCATCGTCTCAAGGTCGATCATTAAGTTGTTCATCACTTCACCTCCTGCGGCGGTTAGCGGCATCCAGTGAGTTGCTTGCTCAATACCATTACCCGGCTTAATCGTTGCATCTCCGCGCCGAAAGGTGCTTCCGGTATAGCGTGCGGAGCATATTAGCGGTTCAACCAGAGAGCTATCGAAATTCACCGAAATAAGCACGTTCTGGCCCTTTTCAGGCATTCGATCACTACAGCTTATCCAACTATCCGGAGTTCCCGGAGAGTTGCCATTTACATCGAAGTTTGGCTCTGCGTCCTGAACCAGGAGGATGTAACCATTCTTGGCTGTATCAAGTTCTAACGCCTCGGTGACGGTGCCGAAATAGCGATTACCTAAATCAGCATCACAAGTGCTTACATCAATGGAAACTTCCATGCCTTCGATTAATTCTGGCAAGTTGTAAGTTTGGCTTACAGGTTGGCTACCCTGAAGCATGGCAGCGTGGCAGGCTTCATCAACCATAGCTTCTACGTTTTCGAGAAGTACGTAACTGTACTGCTGCCCACTAACCCATTCTTTTCTGCGAGGTAATGCGCGTGGGTCCGCTACAATGGTTCGCAAACGTTCCAGAACAGCAGGCACTACCGGCTCTACTGCCAACTGACTGGCATATTTGTTAATGGTAACGATAAGCTCTTGCTCGGCCTCATCCAGACAATCACCGATACCTCGCCTGTCACCGTCAAAATCATCGAAATCGGCGCGAATCCTGGCAACCTCCCGGATTGCGGACAACACCTCATCAGGAATTACCGGTACTGGCTGGGCTATATATAGCGGCTGAACATACCAGCCATTCGATAACCAACTGTCAGCAATGTTTTTACTCCGGGTTATTGCCGGAATACCTAAGCCGTTGTCTGAATGCAGCCAGGCCACCGGTTCTGCTTCCAGCGAGGCTAACGCTATTTCATAAGCCCGGCGCTCAATATTGTCTCGAACGTCCAGGCTGCCTATGCGCTCTTTGATTTCTTTAATCAGTTCTTTGTCGGTAAAAGTAGTCATGTGTTAGTCCTCATCCACTTCAACCCCATCTTTCAGCGTGATGCCGTGCCAATCATCAGCCCAACTGGTTAGCCCTGGCGCATCAATGCTAGGCATATAGACGCTTGCAGTGTGGTAGCCCTTATCGTTATCAATGCTGGCAACGTGCTCGCCGTTGTATGCGCTCAGCGTGTCCAGGACGCTATAAAACTTTCCTCCGGCTGCCCTGAAATCCTTTACAGCCTTTACAAGGCGATTCCACGCTTTTTCCTGTTCTGGCGTCAGGTCGATTAATTCCTGCAAAGTTGCCATATCACTCTCCTTTGATGCGAATGCCAGCGGCGCGCTCGGCTTCACTTTGTTCCCAAAACCACTTGTGAAGCGCCATAAGCTTTTCGTCAATCGGTGCATATTTGCGATTAAAGTAGGCCTGAGCATCTTTCTCAGATTCGTCCGGTAATTCGCCAGGGCCAAACAGTGTGTTATAAATCCATGCCAGTCCGCTCTTAGCGTCGCCAGTTGCCTGCCATTCGATAATGGCAGCCTGCATGACCAGAATGTTTTTCCCGATTAATAGGTCCAGTTCTTTGTACCGGTTGCGGATGTATGCATTCTCGCTTTGTAATTCAGCGTTTCGCTTCTCTGCTGCTTCCAGCTCATCCAGCAGCGCCAGCACAACCTGCGGTGTGACTTTCATACGAAATGCCAGCAATTTTTGTGGTGTGGCTACTATTTTTATTGCTTCTGCCGCCTCACGCAGTGCCTGATAGTTAATTTTGGTTGTCATGCCACCACCTCTTCGAATTTCAACTCCAATTGATCACCCCAGATTTCACATGACTCTGAACACGAGCCGGTATCGAATTGCCTGGCTTGCACCATCGCCTGATACAAATTTCTGTAGTCGCTGTCGGCATACATTCTGGCAATCCCGTCAAGGCTCAGATGACCACGGTACATAACGTCTTTATTTGTCTTTCGGTGACCATCCCGGACGTGTTTACCTGTAACCAGCTCATTAAAAACTCGCATCAGACCAGGTTCGTCTTTACATGCAAGCCCCAGCTTTTGCGTGGACTTTTTGATGCAGAAAACACAGTTCCCGAGGTGCTCCGGGGTTTGCAAATCAAAAGGTTGTTTATGCCACCACCGGATAACATCCGACTTATCAAAATCAGATAGCTCGGCAAGATACCGGACGCCCGATTTCGGTTTCAGCCTACGAGGTTCGTCTGCACGAATACCCAGCCATGTGATGTAATTCCCTCGTCCGAAATGGTCATCGCAGTATTTTGTGAAGGGGGTGAGTTTTAATCTGTCAGTGCAGAACGCGCCGCCGATGTATGGCGTGCCATATTTTTTTACCATGTCCATAAACGGTTTAAGCACCGGCATTCGTGTCTGAATATCCTTTGGTTCCCATTCCGTATAACCATTTGGCTGCCCAAGCTCTGGATTTATATCGACCTGCAACACAGTTAGCGATATGCCCCAGAACTTCACAACCTCCCGAATAAAGCGGTATGTCAGCGGATGTTCGCAACCGGTATCCATAAAGATGTAGCAGACGTTATTGCCAGCCTTTCTTTGTTCTTCCATCAGGTGAACAAGATATGCAGATGTTCTCCCGCCAGAAAAACTAACTACATGAGTTATGCACATTTGCGTAATTCCGATAACTCGTTGAAGCGTTCCATAAACATCCCGTAGGCATGGCCCGGTGCCAGTGGAATCACGTTGAACATCTCTGTTGCCGGGATGCCTTCCAGTACAGGCCAGAAAGAGCCATCATCAAGCCCGAGATCACGGCGTTCGGTTGCCAGCATGATGAGATCGGCATATTTCACGGGCGTACTCATAACCGGGGGCAACCCGTATTTCTCACGGATTACGGCGTCTATTTTTTCTTCCATCCGTTTATAGTCAGGAAGAAGGCGTTTCAGTGGCGCGGGGATGTCCTGGCAATACGCTTCTGTTGCATCATGCATTAACGCTTCAAAAGCAAATTCCTGCGGCACCAGCTGGCTGCAAAGCACCGCATGTTGGGCGACGCTGTAGAAGTGTGAAAGATGACCGGCAAAGCGACAGATATTTGAAAGGGAAACCGCGATATCGTTAATATCGATGTTGTCTTTATTTATCCTGTCATAATAAAAATGCTTCCCGGAAAAAGTTTTAATAAATGACATTTTGTTCTCCACGTTATATGCGCTGCACCGCGCTGAATTCGGGTAAAAGGAAGCCCTCACCATCCGGCGATTATTGAGTTAATTACGTTTCCATAAATGCCCCCGCAGGGGCATTTGCAGTAATGAAATCAGGCGGTGAAAGTACCAATAAAGGTTTCTACTTTGCTGTCTTTGAATTTCTCAACAAGCAGATCACGAAATTCGTTAGCCATTTCTTCCTGCACTGCTTCCAGCTGAATAATGCGCAGAACCAGTACAGGGCGATCACCAGTGATAATGCTGAGTCGTAATTTAAATGGACGTTCTTTCAGGCCTTCAAACGGAACGCATTTAAATTCAAATGCCACTGGCATAATGTCTTTGGTCTTCGCTTCGACAGACTCCATCAGGGAGCGTTTGCCGCTGAAGTCATTATCTTCAAAATCAGCGGTCTGGTTCGCTTCAATTGTGATTTTACGGATAGCCGCCGCCGCTTTGGTTGCCTGAATGGCGTCACCATTAGCATCAAAACCCACAAGGTAGTCGGCCCAGTCTTCAATCCATTCTGCCAGTGACTTCTGGGAGTTACGCTCGCCATTAACAGACAACAGAGCAGAGAACGGTGCTGCCTTTTTCAGTTTGAGAGTGGCGGTGTTATCTGCGTGACCTGGTTCATCAATAGTGCCCAGGTTAAGCACACTGACGGCACGCATATTATCAGCATCGATAAAGCAGCGGGTGCCTTCATCTGCAAGATCTTTAGAATAACGGGTAAAGTCATCGATGCTGGCAGTGGAAAGCGCACCTCGGAAACGGAAGCGATTTAAATTAAATTTTTCCAGATCATGAATGCGGAAATTCTCAGGCAATGCCACAGCATCGGCACCAATCTTACTGATAATTTCATTAACACCCTGAGCAGAAATAAGGGCATGGATTTGATTAATTGCGGTTGCGTCTAAGTTCTGAGACATAATAAGTCCTCACTATATAAAGATATTCAGTGATGAGATAAATAATCAGTTTATTAAAAACGATATTAACGACCTGCTGCGCGGAGTTTTCCGTCAGGTTCACCGGCAAGAGTCAGTAATTGTCCCTGGTCTTCCTGCAGAATAGTCAGGCGACCACCGCGATTGACATACATCGGCGTTTCGGTGGTGTCTTCTTCGGAAATTTTCCCGCGGTTAGTCGGGCGAACATATGAGAGTTTGTGTTTGATTTTCACACGGTTCTCATCAAATGGTTCGATTTCCAGGTTGAGTGAGACCTTACCTTTGGTTTTCGTGTTCATCACACCGGAAGCGACTTCACTGAGAACTGCGCCGATTTTGCTTTCAAATACGCCGCCGTCCAGTTCCCCGATAAATGCCTGCACATCAGTACTGCGTTCGCTAGCCATTTTGCTGCTCCTCATCATATCGACCCTGCAAGGTCGGTTGGTTTCTCCACAAAACAGAGAAGAACACCTGCGGTGACTGCCGCCCGGATGGATTGGGTTATGAGCCCGTCGTCCGGTGATGCTCTTCTCTGTTTTGTAAAAAGAGCGGTACCAGCCGGAAGCAAGTGTACAAACTGGTACCGCCAAAGCAGTGGCTGTTGTGGTGACCGGTGCTGATCTCCGGCTTGCGGTTATTTCAGACTCTCACGGGCGTTTAATTGCCCCGCCGAACAGCTCTTTTCCGCAATAGCTGCAATGTCTTTCGCGCATCAGCCTGCGCATTCACCACAACTCTAAAAACAAATGTAGGATATCCAACATGTGAGTGTCAAGAGTTTATGTTGGTTATCCTACATAAAAAGATAGGCTCATAAAAAAACCGGGGATACCCCGGTTTTGCGATAGTGAGGAAGATGTGTCAAAAATCCATTATTACTTGTTTGACAAGACCAACTATTCTGCAGTTCTCACCGCATTCAATAGTTTTATAGTTAGGATTTAGTGGGACGAGATACCTGTTCGGCCAGTCCTCAACAAATTTTTTGAGTGTCGCTTCTTGCCCACCATTGATATGGGCAACAACGATTTTTCCGTTAATACACTCTGTATCAATAATATCTGGCTCTACGATAACGATAGAACCTTCTGGTATCGATGGTGAGCCGAGGGGATTGGTCATTGAATCACCACGGACCCGTAGTGCAAATGCCATTTCTGATACAAGGGCGGTAGTATAAACCCACTCTTCAGCATCTTCTTTCCTGACACCAGGCTCCGTCATTGTCCATGAACCCGCCTGAACCCACGAGATGAGGGGGACTTTTTTAACTGCGAATATTTCAGGTTTTAGATTTATCTTTGGTTCAGGCGAGCCTTTTCCGCTAACAAGCCACAGAGGATCGCATTTAAGTGCGTTGGCTAGGGCTTGAAGGTTGGCTCCATTTGGTTGGTAGTCGTCCTTTTCCCATCCAGTAACCGTGACACGGTTCACACCAGTCAAATCAGCCAGTGCTTGTTGTGTCAGGTTCAGTTCTTTTCGCCTTTGGCGAATACGATCACTCATGTTCATCATGTAGGCAATCCTACCACATGCCCATGTAGGATTCTTGACATTGGCATGTTGGATATCCTACATTTCTGCTTAACGTAATTTAACGGGAGACAGAAATGCGGAAATCCGACGTGATTAATTATTTCGGCGGAGTTTGTAAAACCGCCGAAGCCCTAGGTATTAAGCATCCGTCTGTTTCAGAGTGGCCTGAGATTATTCCTGAAGGCCGAGCGTACCAGTTAGAAAAAATTACTAACGGGAAACTGAAAGTTGACGTGTCTTTATATCAAAAGACTAACAGTGCTGCGGCATAAAAACACCACAGAAATGAGGAATTAACCGTGGGTAAAGAACCTGAATGGAAAGTTGATAAACAACCAGCATGGCTGGTGGCAGCAATACGAAGAACGATTGCTGATTTACCTCATGGCTATGAGGAAGCAGCAGAAATTCTTGGTTTGTATAAATCTGATGATATCACCCCAGCAAAAGATCAATTGCATAACAGACTGCGTAGCGGTGGGGATCAAATTTTTCCACTTGAGTGGGCCATGGTTTTACAGGATGCCAGTGGTACCAGGCATGTAACAGATGCAATAGCCCGTCGTAGTAATGGGGTGTTTGTGCCGCTGGTGGTCATTGATGACATTGACAATGGTGACATTAATCAGCGGCTGATGGAGTCAATAGAATGGATTGGCAAGCATTCCCAGTACTTACGCAAGGCAACTGCTGATGGAGTTATTGACCAGGCTGAGCGTGAGCAAATCGAAGAGAACAGCTACCAAGTAATGGCGAAGTGGCAGGAGCATTTAACACTGTTATTTCGTGTTTTTTGTGCGCCGGAAAAGAGTAACGCCCGCGAGTGTGCAGCTCCGGGCGTCGTGGCGTCGATTGCTTCTGGTTGTGGAGAAACTAACGCATGAACAGTTTAACAACACACTACCGTCGCTCGCAACTGATTGCGCTTCCTGTACCGGGTGGAAAAGCGAAGGTGGAGTATTGCTATGCAGTGAATGTACCAGGTGACAGGGAAATTGTAACCCACAGCTTTGCAGAGTGGGCTGTGGGTGATTTCAACCGGCAGAAGGAGACAGTCCTTTGCGACAAGTTAACCGCTGGTTCAAAGATCACTACGGAGTGCCCGTCAGAGTCATTCGTTGGGAGCCGGAAACACAACGGGTTATCTACCTCCGTGAAGGCTATGAACATGAATGCTTCAGTCCGCTCGAACAGTTTCGTCGTAAATTCAGGGAAATAGAGGTCGGTCATGAGCCTGTTAATGACATCCCAGCCCATTGTGATAAATCGTGATCTTGCATGCCGTATTGGTCTGAATGAGGCAATTGTGTTGCAGCAGCTTCATTACTGGCTGAATGAAACGAATTCAGGCACTGAGCATGGCGGAATTCGCTGGGTTTATAACACGACAGAACAGTGGCTGGAGCAGTTTCCGTTCTGGTCAGAGTCCACTCTGAAACGCACATTTGCAAGCCTGAAATCACTTGGGGTTTTGCGTCGCGAGCAACTCAATAAATCGAAGCGTGACATGACCAACTTCTACACGATCAACTATGAAAGTGAGCTTTTAGAAGAGGTCAAAGTGAACGAATCCATCAGGTCAAAATGCACCTCTCCATCGGGTCAAAGTGACCTGATGGATGGGCGCAAAATGACACGATCCATTGGTTCAAAACGACACGCTGTCATCGGGTCAAAATGGCCCAATGATCTTACAGAGAATACAACAGAGATTACTACAGAGAATAAAACCTCTTCTCGTCCGGACGCTTCGCAACCGGACACGCAAACGGCTGAACAGGAGTTTTTAACTCGCCATCCTGATGCGGTTGTATTCAGCCCTAAAAAGCGCCAGTGGGGAACGCAGGATGATTTGACCTGCGCACAGTGGCTCTGGAAAAAAATCATCGCCCTGTACGAGCAGGCCGCCGAATGTGACGGCGAGGTGGTTCGTCCCAAAGAACCGAACTGGACAGCATGGGCAAACGAAATTCGCCTGATGTGTGTGCAGGATGGTCGTACTCACAAACAAATCTGCGAGATGTACAGCCGCGTCAGCCGCGATCCGTTCTGGTGCCGTAACGTGCTCAGCCCGTCGAAGTTGCGGGAAAAATGGGATGAGCTTTCCCTGCGCTTATCGCCGTCCGTCAGCACGCACACAGAAAAACGTGAAGACCCGTACTTCAAAGCCAGTTACGACAACGTGGACTACAGCCAGATCCCGGCAGGATTCAGGGGGTGATCATGAGTCTGTTAAATGACGTTCAGAAATTCATTGAAGCCCATCCGGGCTGTACTTCCGGAGACATTGCGGATGCTTTTTACGTGGGGGCTTAATGAGTAATAAATATTGCCAGGCGCTGGTAGAACTGCGGAACAAACCAGCCCATGAACTGAAGGAAGTGGGCGATCAGTGGCGCACGCCGGACAACATTTTCTGGGGAATTAACACCTTGTTTGGTCCGTTTGTTCTGGATCTGTTCACTGACGGTGATAACGCCAAATGTGCCGCGTATTACACGGCGGAAGACAACGCGCTGGCGCATGACTGGTCAGAACGTCTTGCGGAGCTTAAAGGTGCTGCCTTTGGTAATCCCCCATACAGCCGCGCCAGTCAGCATGAGGGGCAATACATCACCGGCATGCGTTACATCATGAAACATGCCAGTGCCATGCGTGATAAGGGCGGGCGCTATGTTTTCCTGATCAAAGCTGCCACCAGCGAAGTGTGGTGGCCGGAAGATGCGGACCATATTGCTTTTATTCGCGGGCGTATTGGTTTTGAACTGCCTGCCTGGTTTATCCCGAAGGATGAGAAGCAGGTGCCGACAGGAGCTTTCTTCGCTGGTGCTATTGCTGTTTTCGACAAGACCTGGAAGGGACCGGCAATCAGCTACATCGGGCGCGACGAACTTGAGGCATGTGGTGAGGCCTTTCTGGCGCAGGTTCGCCAGCAGGCAGAAAAACTGGTCAGGGAGATGGCGGCATGACGACGTTAACTCAATGCCAGCAGCAGGTGCTGGATATGCTGATTTCTTATCAGAAAGAACGTGGCTTCCCGCCAACCAATCAGGAGGTGGCAACCATGCTGGGATACCGTTCGGTGAATGCAGCGGTGGAGCATCTTCGCGCACTGGAGAAAAAAGGCGTCATCACGATAAAGCGTGGCGTGGCCCGGGGGATAACGCTTCATACCGCGGTGAAGGACGACGACAGCGAGGCGGCCGGGATTATCCGCGCACTGCTTGCCGGTGAGGAAAACGCCAGGTTGCGTGCAGCCCACTGGTTACATGAGAGGGGCCTGAAAGTATGAAGCTGATCCTGCCTTTTCCGCCCAGCGTGAACACGTACTGGCGACACCCCAACAAAGGAGCGTTTGCAGGTAAGAGCCTGATAAGCGCGGCGGGGCGCAAATTCCAGAGCACGGCGTGTGCAGCAATAGTTGAGCAGTTACGTCGTCTGCCAAAACCAACGTCGGCACCTGCTTCAGTGGAGATCGTGTTGTTTCCTCCGGATAACCGGATCCGCGATCTGGACAACTATAACAAGGCGCTGTTTGACGCCCTGACCCACGCGGGTGTGTGGGAAGACGACAGTCAGGTGAAAAGAATGCTGGTGGAGTGGGGACCGGTTATCCCGGAAGGGAAGGTCGAGATCACTATCAGTAAGTACGAGAAAACGGCGGGTGCAGCCGCCTGATTGAGAGGAGAAACGAAGTATGAATAATCTGATGGTCATTGATGGTATTGAAGTTCGTCGTGATGCTTTTGGGCGTTACAGCCTGAACGATCTGCACAGGGCTGCTGGTTCTCTGGATAAGCATAAGCCTGCATTCTGGCTCCGCAATGAGCAAACTGAACGTTTAATAAGCGAGTTGCAGATTTGCAACTCGGTCAATATAGAGCCAGTTAACGTTATTCGTGGCGGAAATAACCAGGGGACGTATGTCTGCAAAGAACTGGTGTATGCCTATGCAATGTGGATCAGCCCGTCATTTCATCTGAAGGTGATCCGTACTTTCGATATGGTAACCAGCGCACCGGAAAAATTATCCGGGCAGGCTGCTGACAAGATGCAGGCTGGCGTGATTCTGCTGGACTTTATGCGTCGGGAGTTAAATCTGTCTAACTCATCTGTGCTTGGTGCCTGTCAGAAACTCCAGGAGGCTGTTGGCTTACCGAATCTGGCACCGCGCTATGCCATTGATGCCCCTGCTGATGCACACGATGGCTCAAGTCGCCCGACACTATCACTGAGTGCACTGCTGAAACAGTATGGTATCCGCCTTACGGCTAATCAGGCATATCACCAGATGGTGAAACTGGGGATCGTCGAACAGCGCGAACGATACAGCCGTACCGCGATTAATAACATCAAAAAATTCTGGTCGCTGACGGCGAAAGGCTGCATGTTCGGCAAGAACATCACCAGTCCGGCAAATCCGCGTGAGACGCAGCCGCATTTCTTCGAATCCCGATTCCCTGAGCTGTTAAAGCTGCTCGATACCGTTCATTGAGGTGACCGTGAGAGCGCTACTGACCCCTGAGATTGCCCCGCGTATGGGGATCGTATTGTTCAGACCCGGTTCAGAGCTGATGCCCCTGTTTATGCAGGGGCGTGTCCTGCTGGAGCCTGAGCCGGAACGTTATTCATCTTTTGCCAGTGGTGCCGTTCCGGCGGCATCACAACCACTGGCGGATGATCCTGCCGTTCGGGCTGTGTTCCGCAATGAGGCGGTGATCCGTCGTGCTGGTGGCGTGGAATGTCTTGAAAGCTGGTTACTTCGTGAAAAAGGCTGCCAGTGGCCTCATTCCGACTGGCACAGCGAGAACATGACCACAATGCGACACGCTCCGGGCGCAATCCGTCTGTGCTGGCACTGCGATAACCAGCTGCGCGATCAGTTCACGGAACGGCTGGAATCAATGGCAACGGATAACTGTGCCCGCTGGGTGTTGTCTGTTGTGCGTCGGGATCTCGGTTTTGATGACAGTCACGTTGTGACAATGCCGGAACTGTGCTGGTGGCTGGTTCGTAATGATCTGGCGGATGCCTTACCGGAAAGCGCAGCCCGTAAGGCACTGAGATTACCGAAGCCTGTTGTGCAGGCGGCCACCCGGGAAAGTGACCTTGTACATTCGGTTCCTGCCACCAGCATCATCCAGGATAAAGCGAAAAAGGTGCTGGCGCTGAAAGTGGATCCGGAGTCGCCGGAGTCTTTTATGTTACGTCCAAAACGTCGCCGCTGGGTTAATGAAAAGTACACGCGCTGGGTTAAGACGCAGCCGTGTGCATGTTGTGGAAAGCCTGCTGATGATCCCCACCACCTGATAGGTCACGGTCAGGGTGGAATGGGTACAAAAGCGCATGACCTCTTTGTGTTGCCTTTGTGCAGAAAGCATCACGACGAGCTGCATGCGGATACCGTGGCATTTGAAGAGAAGTATGGCTCCCAGCTGGAGCTGATATTTCGTTTTATCGATCGTGCGCTGGCAATAGGCGTACTGGCGTAAGTGGAGAACGAGCATGAACCTTGAAGCCTTACCAAAATATTACTCCCCAAAATCTCCAAAATTGAGTGATGACGCACCGGCGACAGGCTCGGGTGGTTTAACAATTACAGATGTGATGGCTGCGCAGGGGATGGTGCAGTCGAAAGCACCACTGGGTTTTGCCTTATTCCTGGCAAAAGTTGGTGTTCAGGATCCTCAGTTTGCGATTGAAGGTCTGCTCAATTACGCGATGGCACTGGATAACCCGACATTGAATAAATTGAGTGAAGAAACCCGGTTACAGATCATCCCTTACCTTGTGAATTTTGCCTTTGCTGATTATTCCAGGTCTGCGGCAAGTAAGGCTCGCTGTGAGCATTGTGCTGGTACTGGATTTCATAATGTATTGCGCGAAGTGGTGAAACACTCCAGAAGCGGGGAATCTGTTGTCAAGGAAGAGTGGGTGAAGGAACTATGTCAGCATTGCCATGGTAAGGGAGAAGTCAGCACAGCGTGCAGAGGGTGTAAGGGTAAAGGTATTGTCCTGGATGAAAAAAGAACCCGGCTTCATGGCACGCCTGTTTATAAGATTTGTGGGCGTTGCAATGGAAACCGGTTTAGCCGTTTACCAACCACACTGGCGCGGCATCATGTCCAGAAGCTGGTACCAGACCTGACGGATTATGAGTGGTACAAAGGATATGCAGATGTCATTGATAAACTGGTGACAAAGTGCTGGCAGGAAGAAGCATATGCTGAGGCGCAATTAAGAAAAGTGACGAGATAAATGATTTTCGCCGAAGATAGCGACATGATTCTTGCATTTTTCAAAAAATCTGGTTAGGATTCTCCTAACGATGGGTTTTGTGTGTCTACCGTTGATAATCTTCAAGAAACCGCCACCGAGCGGTTTTTTATTGATGTCAATTGTGTTTTTAAGGCTCTCCTTCCTTAAAGTGTGTTGTACAAAAAACTGGCAGCCAGCTACGCTCATTTTGAAAAAGTGACACCCTTCAATGTTTCTTTTGAATGGAATTGCTACCCATAAATCTCTATCAAAAACAGGAGAGCATATATGGTGGAGCGTTGTTCTGTTTGTGAGCAGTCATTAAGTTATTCACGAGAAGTTGAACAAGATGGCGTTGAATATAAATCTTGCCCAAAATGTTCTGCTGATGCCGGAGTGCACGTTTTTTATAAAACAATAGACTTTGGTTATAGGGATATGGGAGACGGAAGGCATATCGTTCAGTCATGGTGTCCGGCTTGTCGTTCTGGTGAAAAACCTTCTATACCACCAGCATTTAAATGTTGTTAACTCAATGAATTATAAAAAGAGGCTGCCTGTAGGCGGCCTTTTTTGTGCACTACGCAACTTTTGCGACTCAGCGCTATAACCAGCTTCTTTCCCTTCACTCGTTGCACTTCCGATAACCGGAGGTGGGAATTATAAAAATGCATAACGATCCTCATTCCTGGTCTGACTTACTTGAATTGTTACAGAGCTGGTGGCGTGGAGACACACCGCTGGGCGCAGTAATTATGTCGATCGTTATGGCTGGTTTACGTATTGCCTATTTTGGTGGCGGTGGTGGCTGGAAGCGAAAAACGCTCGAGATTTTACTCTGTGGTGCTCTGACGCTGACCTTTGCATCCGCTCTTGAGTATGTCGGATGGCCTAAATCACTTTCTGTTGCCATTGGTGGTGGAGTGGGGCTGATCGGTGTCGATGCTATTCGTGGGGCTGCAATGAGAGTAATCGGTAACAAGTTTGGTAGCTCGAAGGAGTAATTTATGCAGGTACTAAATTCCCAGCGTAAAGCTTTCCTGGATATGGTTGCATGGTCAGAAGGAACGGATAACGGGCGACAACCGACACGTAACCACGGTTATGATGTTATTGTCGGTGGTGAACTGTTTACTGATTACTCCGATCACCCTCGCAAACTTGTCACGCTAAACCCCAAACTCAAATCAACAGCCGCCGGACGTTACCAGCTTCTTTCCCGTTGGTGGGATGCCTACCGTAATCAGCTTGGCCTGAAAGACTTCTCTCCCAAAAGTCAGGACGCTGTGGCATTGCAACAGATTAAAGAGCGTGGCGCTTTGCCGATGATTGATCGCGGTGATATCCGTCAGGCAATCGACCGTTGCAGCAATATCTGGGCTTCATTGCCGGGTGCTGGTTACGGTCAGTATGAACATAAAATCGGTGATCTGATTGCCCGGTTTAAAGAGGCTGGTGGGGTGGTAAATGAAGTTGAGCTATAAGTTGGTTATCGCTGCATTCTTCTTTACTGTCATCGGTTCTTTCATCTGGTCTGCCAACCACTACTACAGCAAATATCAGCACGAAAAGAAACGTGCTGATGAGGCTGTACAAAATGCCAAATCGGCAACTGTCATTACCAATAACGTCCTGCAATCACTGCAAATCGTCAATACAGTTCTGGAGGCTAACCAGCATGCAAAACAGCAGATCACACTGGAGTCACAGAGAACCCAGGAAGATATCAAAGTGGCTGTTGCGGATGATGATTGTGCTTCACGTCCTGTGCCTGCTGCCGCTGCTGACCGGTTGCGGAAATTCGCGAACGGTTTACGTGAGCGCTCCGGTGGCACCACTGCCAGCCAGCCTGACTTCTGATACTTCTGTACCGTTTATACCCAATCCGCTGACGTATGGTGCCAGTCTGGAGTTGAATGTGAGTCTGTTGTCAGCGTTGGGTCAATGCAATATTGACAAAGCGGGGATTAGAAAGATAGAGGCGAGCCGGTCAGGTAGAAATGAATCAGACTCAAAGTGAAGCGGAAAAGGTATGTGGCACAAACTGATGCTACCATAATTACAGACTGATGACTTGTGGAATGAAACATGTTGAACCTCCTTAATTGATGTTATTCGAGTGAGGAAGGCATTCTGTCCTTCTATAGTGTCAAGTAAATCAAACGGGAGGCTTGTCCAACGTGTTGGACAAACCTCTCCCATTAGTGAGTTGTATTGATCTCGACTCTTCAAAGAATTCATTACTGGGTAGATGAAAATAGTTTCACTATGAATGGAGGAGGCTATGTCGGTGGCTTCTTCATTGGAGTGCATATGCCCCCACGAATCCCAAAAGCCTGCCGTGTTCGCGGCTGCCGCTCTACAACCACAGACCCGTCAGGCTATTGCGAAAGCCACAAAAGCGAAGGCTGGAAGCAATACAAGCCGGGCCAGTCCCGTCATCAGCGCGGTTATGGTTCGAAGTGGGACGGTATCCGCGAGCGCGTCCTGAAGCGTGACAAAGGTTTATGTCAGTCATGTCTGCATGCTGGTGTGGTGCGTGAGGCGAAAACCGTTGACCACATCGTTCCTAAAGCGCATGGCGGCACTGATGCCGACAGTAATCTGCAGAGTCTGTGCTGGCCCTGCCATAAGGCGAAGACGGCCCGTGAACGGTTAAAGTGATAATAATTCTCAACTGTCTGAGGGGAGGGGCGGGTCAAATCCCTGTGACCTGACGTCTTCCGGACTGCCCGCCCCATCGTTTTTTTATACCCGCGAAAAATGAAATTTAACCAGGAGTGCCGCATATGGCTGGAACGGCGGGGCGTTCCGGGCGTCGCCCCAAGCCAACGGCGCGCAAGGCGCTGGCCGGAAACCCCGGCAAGCGAGCCCTGAATAAAGATGAACCTGTTTTTACGCCCATCAAAGGTGTTGAGCCACCGGAGTGGTTCGCTGAAGAAGATCTCCCTCTCGCCACGATCATGTGGCAACTGACAACCAAAGAACTCTGCGGTCAGGGCCTGCTGTGCGTGACTGACCTGGCGGTACTTGAGCGGTGGTGTGTGGCCTATGAATTCTGGCGACGTGCCGTGAAAAATATTGCCAGACAGGGCAACACCATCACCGGTGCAATGGGCGGCATGGTCAAAAATCCGGAGCTGACCGCCAAAAAAGAACAGGAGTCCGAGATGAGCAGCACGGGGGCAATGCTCGGACTCGACCCCAGCAGCCGCCAGCGTCTGATTGGCCTGGCGGGGAAGAAGAAAGCCACTAACCCGTTTCTGACAATCTGAAAATCATCGAATCATGAGCCGGAAATCTTACCCCAACGTAAATGCAGCCAATCAGTATGCCCGGGATGTCGTGCGCGGAAAGATTGTTGCCTGCCAGTTTGTGATTCAGGCCTGCCAGCGCCATCTTGATGACCTGATGGCGGAAAAAAGTAAGTCGTTTCGTTACCGCTTCGACAAGGACCTGGCTGAACGGGCCGCGAAATTTATTCAGCTGTTGCCGCACACCAAGGGGGAGTGGGCATTCAAACGGATGCCCATCACGCTGGAGCCGTGGCAGCTATTTGTGATCTGCTGTGCGTTTGGCTGGGTCAATAAAGGCACCCGGTTGCGCCGCTTCCGGGAGGTGTACACCGAAATCCCCCGTAAGAACGGCAAATCAGCAATCTCTGCCGGTGTTGCCCTGTATTGTTTTGCCTGTGATAACGAGTTTGGCGCGGAAGTGTATTCCGGTGCCACGACAGAGAAACAGGCGTGGGAAGTCTTTCGCCCGGCGCGACTGATGTGTAAACGCACACCCATGCTGACAGAAGCGTTCGGGATTGAGGTTAACGCCTCAAACATGAACCGTCCGGAGGATGGCGCGCGGTTTGAACCGCTGATCGGCAACCCAGGTGATGGTTCATCACCCCACTGTGCCGTGGTGGATGAATATCACGAGCATGCCACCGATGCGCTTTATACCACAATGCTTACCGGGATGGGGGCGCGACGTCAGCCACTGATGTGGGCCATCACCACCGCCGGGTACAACATTGAGGGGCCGTGCTACGACAAACGGCGGGAAGTCATCGAGATGCTCAACGGCTCGGTGCCTAACGATGAACTGTTCGGGATCATCTATACCGTTGATGAAGGTGACGACTGGACCGACCCGCAGGTGCTGGAAAAAGCCAATCCAAATATTGGCGTGTCGGTTTATCGCGAATTTTTGTTAAGTCAGCAGCAGCGTGCGAAAAATAATGCCCGTCTGGCAAACGTCTTTAAAACAAAACACCTCAATATCTGGGTGTCGGCGCGTTCGGCGTATTTCAACCTGGTGAGCTGGCAGAGCTGCGAGGATAAATCACTGACTCTTGAGCAGTTCGAGGGGCAGCCGTGCATTCTGGCCTTTGACCTGGCGCGTAAGCTGGATATGAACAGCATGGCGCGACTTTATACCCGCGAGATTGACGGTAAAACGCATTACTACAGTGTGGCCCCGCGTTTCTGGGTACCGTATGACACGGTGTACAGCGTCGAGAAAAATGAAGATCGCCGGACAGCCGAACGCTTTCAGAAATGGGTGGAAATGGGCGTTCTGACCGTTACCGATGGTGCAGAGGTGGATTATCGCTACATCCTCGAAGAGGCCAAAGCGGCGAACAAAATCAGCCCGGTCAGTGAGTCACCCATCGACCCTTTTGGAGCGACCGGGCTGTCACATGACCTTGCTGATGAAGACCTGAATCCCGTTACTATCGTCCAGAACTTCGCCAATATGTCCGACCCGATGAAAGAGCTGGAGGCAGCGATTGAATCGGGACGCTTTCATCATGACGGCAATCCCATCATGACCTGGTGTATCGGCAATGTGGTCGGCAAAAACATGCCAGGTAACGATGATTTAGTGAAGCCCGTCAAAGAGCAGGCGGAAAACAAAATCGATGGTGCAGTTGCGCTGATTATGGCGGTTGGCAGAGCCATGCTGTACGAGAAAGAAGACACGCTGTCTGACCACATTGAGTCCTATGGGATCCGCTCGCTTTAACTGAGGTAATTATGATCATGCTGATTCTCGCGCCTCTGGTGGGCGTGCTGGGTGCGCTTTTGCTGGCGTATGGTGCCTGGCTGATTTATCCCCCGGCGGGTTTTGTTGTTGCCGGGGCGCTGTGCCTGTTCTGGTCGTGGCTGGTGGCGCGATATCTCGACCGTACACAGTCGTCTGTCGGCGGAGGTAAATAGTGTTCTTTTCGGGATTATTTCAACGAAAAAGTGACGCACCGGTGACCACGCCAGCAGAGCTGGCGGATGCCATCGGGCTGTCGTATGACACCTATACCGGAAAGCAGATCAGCAGTCAGCGGGCCATGCGACTGACGGCGGTTTTTTCCTGCGTCAGAGTGCTGGCAGAGTCGGTCGGGATGTTGCCCTGCAATCTGTATCACCTGAACGGCAGCCTGAAGCAGAGAGCCACCGGCGAACGTCTGCATAAACTGATCTCCACGCATCCCAATGGCTATATGACGCCGCAGGAGTTCTGGGAGCTGGTGGTCACCTGTCTGTGCCTGAGGGGAAACTTTTACGCCTACAAAGTGAAAGCATTTGGCGAAGTGGCTGAACTGCTGCCCGTCGATCCCGGCAGTGTGGTACCGAAGCTTAACAGTAGCTGGGAACCGGTCTATCAGGTCACATTCCCGGATGGCTCCACGGATGTACTGAGCCAGGAGGATATCTGGCATGTGCGTACGCTGACGCTGGACGGACTGGTGGGGCTGAATCCCATCGCCTATGCCCGCGAGGCAATATCGCTGGCGGCAGCGACCGAAGAGCACGGGGCCAGACTGTTCAGCAATGGCGCGGTGACATCGGGTGTTTTGCGTACAGAGCAGACGCTGTCGGATCAGGCTTATGAGCGCCTGAAGAAAGATTTTGAGGAGCGTCACACCGGGCTTGGCAATGCTCACCGCCCGATGATCCTTGAGATGGGGCTGGACTGGAAGTCGATGGCGTTGAACGCAGAGGACAGCCAGTTCCTGGAAACCCGCAAGTTTCAGCTTGAAGAAATTTGTCGTCTGTTCCGTGTGCCATTGCACATGGTGCAGAACACCGATCGCGCCACCTTCAACAATATCGAAGAGCTGGGGCTCGGATTTATCAACTATTCACTGGTGCCGTATCTGACCCGCATTGAGCAGCGGATCAACACCGGACTGGTACGAAAAAGTAAGCAGGGTGTTTATTACGCCAAATTTAACGCCGGGGCGTTACTGCGCGGGGATATGAAGTCCCGTTTTGAAGCCTACGCCACCGGGATTAACTGGGGAATTTACTCTCCCAATGACTGCCGCGACCTGGAAGATATGAATCCGCGTCCCGGTGGTGATGTCTATCTCACACCGATGAACATGACCACGAAACCCTCCGATGGCAGTAAAGCCGGTAAGCAGAAGGATAACGCCAATGCAGACGAAACAACGTCTTGATGTACCGCTGAGTCTGAAATCTGTCAGTGACTCCGGTGAGTTTGAAGGATATGGCTCCGTCTTTGGTGTAAAGGACAGCCACGATGATGTGGTGATGTCCGGGGCATTTGCTGCGTCCCTGCGGGCGTGGAGTGACAGAAAAGCGTTACCTGCGCTGCTCTGGCAGCACCGCATGGATGAGCCCATCGGTGTTTACACCGAAATGAAGGAAGACGATGTCGGGCTTTACGTCAGGGGGCGGTTGCTCATTGATGATGATCCCCTGGCAAAACGCGCACATGCACACATGAAGGCCGGTTCGTTAACCGGCCTTTCTATTGGGTACGTCCTGAAGGACTGGGAATACGACCGGACGAAAGAAGCCTTTCTGCTGAAAGAAATCGACCTCTGGGAAGTCAGTCTGGTGACGTTTCCGTCTAACGACGAGGCGCGGATCAGCGACGTCAAGAACGCGCTGGCCCGCGGGGAAATCCCCGAACAGAAAAAAATCGAAAGAGTCCTGCGTGATGTCGGACTCTCCCGTACCCAGGCCAAAGCATTCATGGCCGGGGGCTATAGCGCACTGTCCCTGCGCGACGCTGAGGATGTGGGCTCTGCACTGAATGCACTGAAAAATCTGAACTTCTAATCAGGAGAAATACGATGGCGGTAGATATTAAAGATGTCGAACAGGTCGCGCAGGAGCTGCAGCAGAAGTTTGACGACTTCAAAGCAAAGAACGACAAGCGCGTGGATGCGATTGAGCAGGAAAAAGGCAAGCTTGCCGGGCAGGTGGAAACTCTGAACGGGAAACTCAGCGAGCTGGAAAATCTCAAAAGCGATCTTGAAAAAGAGCTGCTTGAGCTGAAACGTCCGGCAGGTGGCGCGCAAAATAAACTGGCCACCGAGCATAAAGAAGCGTTTGTGGGCTTTTTGCGTAAAGGCCGTGAAGATGGTCTGCGCGATCTGGAGCGTAAGGCATTGCAGGTGGGCACCGATGAAGACGGTGGCTATGCCGTGCCGGAAGCGCTGGATCGCAACATTCTCACCCTGCTGAAAGATGAAGTGGTGATGCGCCAGGAAGCCACGGTGATCACCGTTGGCGGTTCCGACTACAAAAAACTGGTGAATCTGGGCGGCACGGCTTCCGGATGGGTGGGGGAAACGGATACGCGATCCCAGACTGCCACCTCCAGACTGGAGCTGATTGAACCTCTCATGGGGGAAATCTACGGCAACCCGCAGGCCACCCAGAAAATGCTGGACGATGCCTTCTTCAACGTGGAGGCCTGGATCAACAGCGAGCTGGCAACCGAATTTGCCGAACAGGAAGAAATTGCCTTTACCTCAGGCGATGGCACCAAGAAGCCGAAAGGGTTCCTGGCGTATGAATCCACTGATGAAACCGACAAGGTCCGGGCGTTCGGCAAACTTCAGCATATTGTATCCGGCGAAGCGACCGCGGTGACCGCAGACGCCATTATCAAACTGATTTACACGCTGCGTAAGGCACACCGCACTGGCGCGAAGTTCATGATGAACAACAACAGCCTGTTTGCCATCCGTCTGCTGAAAGACACCGAGGGTAACTATCTGTGGCGTCCGGGGCTGGAACTGGGGCAGCCGTCCTCTCTGGCGGGTTACGGTATCGCTGAAAACGAACAGATGCCGGATATCGCCGCTGATGCGAAAGCCATTGCATTTGGTAACTTCAAACGGGGTTACACCATCGTTGACCGTATCGGCACCCGCATTCTGCGTGACCCGTACACCAATAAACCGTTTGTCGGTTTTTATACCACCAAGCGCACCGGCGGGATGCTGGTCGATTCGCAGGCCATCAAACTGCTGAAGATTGCAGCGGCGTAATCACTCAGGGGCGCGGAACCGCGCCCCCTGTTCTGACGGGTGAAGAATCATGATCCTGAAACAAGATCTGAAATGGTCACCGGACGGTATGCGTGTTGAGGTCATTCAGGCCGGTGAGTATGACGACGGGGCGCTTCCTGCCCGGGTGCAGGAGATTGCACTTCAGGCCGGGTTAGCAGAGCGCGGAATCAGTGCAAAAAGCAGTAAAGCGGCAAAAGAGAAAAAGCCACGACCAGTAAAGAGGGCTGAGTATGCTTCTGACAATGGAAGAGATTAAAGCCCAACTCCGGCTGGATGAGGATTTCGATACTGATGACCGCCATCTGCAACTGCTGGCATGTGCGGCACAAAAGCGGACGGAAACGTATCTGAACCGGAAGCTCTATGCACCGGATGAAACCATTCCGGACAGCGATCCGGACGGGCTGCACCTGCCGGATGATATTCGTCTGGGGATGCTGATGCTTATCAGCCATTTTTACGAAAACCGCTCGTCGGTTACGGAAGTGGAGAAACTCGACATGCCGCAGAGTTTTGGCTGGCTTGTCGGCCCGTACAGGTACTTTCCGCAATGAAAATTCGTCAGGCGCAGACCAGCGCAACCTACATTCTGCCGGACCCCGGTGAACTGAATAAACGCGTCCTGATCCGCCTGCGGGTGGATATGCCCGCGGATAACTTTGGCGTGGAGCCTCAATACCCGGTTACGTTCCGGACATGGGCGAAGGTTATCCAGACCAGTGCCACCACCTGGCAGGAAACCGCGCAGACCGGGGACGCCATCACCCATTACATCACCATTCGTTACCGCCGGGGGATCACCGCTGATTATGAGGTGGTCTGCGGTGACAGTGTGTACCGGGTGAAACGTCAGCGCGATCTGAACGGGGCGCGGCGCTTTCTGCTGCTGGAGTGTACGGAGCTGGGCGAATGTAGGCAGAGTCACGGAGGCAACAATGACGACTTCCTTTTTGCACGTTGATTTTCAGCAGCCCGCGGAGATGCGCTTTAACCGCGCCCGTGTCCGGCGGGCGTTTGTCACGATTGGTCAGCGTCATATGCGTGATGCCCGTCGGCTGGTGATGCGCCGTGCGCGGTCGGCACCGGGTGAAAACCCCGGTTATCAGACCGGACGCCTGGCTCGTTCGATTGGTTACATGGTACCCAGAGCCAGTAAACATCGCCCTGGTTTTATGGCACGTATAGCCCCTAACCAGCGTAATGGAGAGGGAAACCGCCGTATCACCGGTGATTTTTATCCGGCTTTTTTGTTCTATGGCGTGAGGCGAGGGGAAAAGCGTCGTCGCAGCCATCATCGTGGTGCATCCGGTGGCAGCGGCTGGCGACTTGCTCCACGTAATAACTTCATGGTGGAAACGCTTGAAAAGAACCGCAGCTGGACACGCTATTTTCTGGCGCGGGAATTGCGTAAATCACTGAAGCCGGAGCGACGACACAGATGAAACTGACGCCTGTTATTGCTGCACTGCGTGCCCGCTGTCCGTATTTTGAAAACCGGGTTGCAGGCGCGGCCCAGTTCAAAAATCTGCCGGAGGTCGGAAAGCTGAAGCTCCCGGCGGCATATGTGGTACCGGGTGATGATTCTCCGGGAGAAAACAAAAGCCAGACCGACTACTGGCAGGAGCTGAAAGAGGGTTTCTCCGTGGTTGTCATACTGAGTAACGGGCGTGATGAGCGCGGTCAGTTTGCCTCGTATGATGTGGTGGACGATGTCCGGCAGATGCTCTTTAAGGCTCTGCTGGGCTGGAACCCGGAGGCGTGCGGTAACCCGATTACCTATGACGGCGGCACGCTGCTGGATCTGAATCGTCATGAGCTGATTTATCAGTTCGATTTTTCGGTCATCAGCGAGCTGACTGAAGACGATACCCGCCAGCAGGATGATCTGAACAGTCTGGATGAACTGCAAACGCTGGCGATTGATGTTGATTATCTCGAGCCCGGTAACGGGCCTGACGGCGATATCGAACATCACACCGAAATAACTCTTCCTTCCTGAGGATCCTCATGTTTGTCAAACCTGTTAAAGGGCGGTCAGTTCCTGATCCTGCCCGCGGCGACCTTTTGCCCGCCGAAGGGCGAAATGTTGACGAGAACAACTACTGGCTGCGCCGTGAAGCAGCTGGTGATATCCGGCGCGTGAATAAAAAGGTGAATACCGATGACGATAAGCTTTAACACCATTCCGTCGAATACGCTGGTTCCGTTGTTTTATGCGGAAATGGATAACCAGGCGGCGAATACTGCACAGGACAGCGGAGCATCGCTGCTGATTGGTCATGCCAATAACGGTGCAGAGATTGTTGCCAACAGTCTGGTACTGATGCCGTCGGCAGACTATGCACGCCAGATTTGTGGTGCGGGAAGTCAGCTGGCGCGTATGGTCGAGGCTTATCGCCAGACTGACCCGTTTGGCGAGCTGTATGTGATTGCCGTTCCTGAATCCACAGGCGCGGCGGCAACGGTTACGCTGACGGTGACCGGGGCGGCAACCGAAACCGGCACGGTGAATGTGTATGTGGGACGTACCCGCGTGCAGGCACCGGTGACTAACGGCGATAACGTCACGATGATTGCCAGCAGTATCCAGGATGCCATCAATGCCGTTCCGACCCTGCCGTTTACGGCTTCATCTTCGGCAGGCGTGGTCACACTGACCGCGCGTCATAAGGGGCTTTGCGGGAATGAAATTCCTGTCAGCCTCAATTACTACGGCTTTGGTGGGGGCGAAGTGCTGCCAGCGGGCGTACAGATTGCCGTGGCGACGGGTACCGCCGGAACGGGTGCTCCGGTTCTCACCGGCGCGGTGGCTGCAATGGCGGATGAGCCGTTTGATTATATTGGCCTGCCGTTCAACGACACGGCCTCCGTTAACACGCTGGTGACCGAGATGAACGATACCAGCGGTCGCTGGAGCTATGCGCGTCAGCTGTATGGTCATGTGTATACGGCAAAGACCGGCACGCTGTCAGAACTGGTGACCGCAGGTGACCAGTTTAACCAGCAGCACATTACCCTGGCGGGGTACGAAAAAGACACCCAGACGCCTGCCGACGAGCTGGCGGCAAGCCGTACCGCCCGCGCAGCGGTGTTTATCCGCAACGATCCGGCACGTCCCACGCAGACCGGTGAGCTGGTGGGTATGCTGCCTGCGCCGAAGGGGAAACGGTTCACGATGACCGAGCAGCAGACCCTGCTGTCTCATGGCGTGGCAACGGCGTATGTCGAAAGCGGGGTGCTGCGCATTCAGCGTGATGTCACCACGTACAGGAAAAATGCTTACGGGGTTGCGGATAACAGCTACCTCGACAGCGAGACGCTGCATACCAGTGCGTATGTACTGCGCAAACTGAAATCCGTCATTACCAGTAAGTACGGGCGTCACAAGCTTGCCAGCGACGGTACCCGCTTTGGTCCCGGTCAGGCGATTGTCACCCCGGCGGTAATCAAAGGGGAACTGCTGGCAACCTACCGTCAGCTTGAGCGTGCGGGGATCGTGGAAAACTACGAACTGTTTAAGCAGTACCTGGTTGTGGAGCGTGATGCCAGCGATCCGAACCGCCTGAACACGCTGTTCCCGCCTGACTATGTTAACCAGTTGCGTGTTTTTGCCGTGGTTAACCAGTTCCGTCTTCAGTATTCAGAGGAGTCTGCATAATGGCCCGTATCGGGGGAACCTGTTATTTCAAAATTGACGGTCAGCAGCTATCGCTGACCGGCGGCATTGAGGTGCCCATGAACAGGACGGTCAATGATGACATCATCGGCCTGGACGGTTCAGTGGACCGCAAGGAAACTCACCGTGCGCCTTATGTCAAAGGGACCTTCAAGGTGCCGAAGAATTTTCCGGTGAGCAAAATCACCTCGTCTGATGAGATGACCATCACTGCCGAGCTGGCGAACGGTCAGGTCTATGTATTGTCGTCCGCCTGGCTGCACGGAGAAGCGAACCATAATGCCGAAGAAGGCACGGTTGATCTTGAGTTCCACGGTGAAGAAGGGGATTACCAGTAATGAAAGAGCTTGAGTTAAAGAAACCGATTATCGCTCATGGTGAGACACTCTCCGTACTGGAGTTTGATGAACCCACCGGGAAGGATGTCCGCGAGCTGGGGTATCCCTACCAGATGAATCAGGATGAGTCCGTCAGACTTCTGGCGCATGTGGTGTCGAAATACATTGTGCGGCTGGCGAAAGTGCCGCAAAGCTCTGTCGACCAGATGTCTCCGGCAGACCTGAATGCAGCGGCGTGGCTTGTGGCTGGTTTTTTCCTCCAGGCCTGACGGCTGAATACCTCACTGATCGCTTCTTTGACTGCGCCAGCTACTGGCGCATTAATCCCTTCGAATTGCTGAGTATGCCGATCAGTGAAATTCCCTTGCTGGTCAGTCAGGCAAACAGGATAGAGCAGGAGAAACGCACACATGGCTGAATTTGAGCTTAAGGCGTTGATCACCGGTGTCGACAGGCTTTCTCCCGCGCTGTCGAAAATGCAAAAGAAAATCCGGGGATTTAAACGCCAGGCGGAAGAAGCGTCACAGGGTGGGCTGGCGCTTGGGGGCGGATTGGCAGCGGGTCTGACGCTTTCCCTGAAATCTTATGCCGATCAGGAAAACGCCGCCACCGGGCTGAAAGTCGCCATGATGGATGCGAACGGCGAGGTTGGAAAGAGCTTTCAGGACATCAATAAACTGGCTATTGGCCTGGGTAACCAGCTACCTGGTACAACGGCTGATTTCCAGAACATGATGCAGATGCTGGTGCGTCAGGGGATCCCGGCAGAAAACATTCTGGGTGGTGTGGGTAAAGCGACAGCTTATCTTGCGGTACAACTGAAAAAAACACCGGAAGCGGCTGCTGAGTTTGCTGCAAAGATGCAGGATGCTACCGGAACGGCGTCAGAAGACATGATGGGGCTGTTCGACACTATCCAGAAGGCGTTTTATCTGGGCGTTGACGATACCAACATGTTGTCCTTCTTCACTAAAACCAGTTCTGTTCTGAAGATGGTGAACAAGGATGGTCTTCAGGCTGCACAGAGCCTTGCCCCCATCAGCGTCATGATGGATCAGATGGGGATGAACGGGGAGTCGGCAGGTAATGCCCTGCGAAAAGTTATCCAGTCCGGATTAAGCGTTAAGAAAATCAGGGACGTTAATAAAGTTATGGCCCGCCAGAAACTCGGGGTACAGCTCGATTTTACTGACGGCAAAGGAAGTTTTGGCGGTCTTGATAACATGTTCAGGCAACTGGCAAAGCTGCGAAAACTGACCGACGTTAAGCGAACAGGTGTACTTAAGGCAATATTTGGTGATGATGCCGAAACCCTTCAGGTGGTCAATGCACTAATCGATAAAGGAAAGGATGGCTACGATCAGATCCAGCAGAAGATGAATAAACAGGCCAGCCTGAATAAACGTGTTCAGGCACAGCTTGGTACGCTGTCCAACCTGTGGGAGGCAATGACAGGGACCGCAACTAACGGCCTTGCGGCTATTGGCGGCGCATTTTCTGGTGACGCTAAAAATATCACACAATGGCTGGGGGAGTTGGGGGAGAAATTCACGAAGTTTGCGGATGAAAATCCCCGGGTTATTCGCGGCGTCGTCGGGCTTGCTGCCGGTCTTGCGATTCTGAAACTGGGATTGATGGGCGTGGGCAGTGCCATCAGTATTGTCAGCAGGATTATGTCGATGACGCCGATTGGCATGATTGCGACGGCGATTGCTCTGGCTGCGGGATTAATTATCACTAACTGGGATGTTGTCGGACCTTATTTCAAGAAGCTCTGGGAAACCATTGGTCCTTATTTTGAGGCAGGTTGGGAACTTCTGAAGAAGGTTTTTGCCTGGTCGCCGCTGGGGATGGTGATCAATAACTGGGGACCGGTTGTTAAGTGGTTTCAGGATATGTGGGACAAGCTGAAGCCAATTATTGAGTGGTTTACCGACAGTTTCGGTGACACGGTCGATGCCATTAACTCTGCGCAGTGGGGCGCGGGTGCTTATGATGCTTATGGGACGGGAATACCGGCGCGGGGATACACACCTTATCCGGCGGTGGATCCGGCTCAGTCAAACAACGCCTCCGATGCCACAGGCTCGAATCCCTTCATGATTAACAAAGCTTCTGTGCCAAAAGTTGATGGTGAGATCAAGGTATCTTTTGTGAATTCGCCTCCGGGTATGCGGGTTATGGAAACGCGATCCAGCGGTTTTGATGTCAGCCATGATGTTGGCTATACGCGGTTCAGGTAGTGTACAAAATGATTAATGTGTTTTTGTCTGGCATAATTTGGGTTTTCAGCTTTAAGTAGTTAATATAATCATTCCTTACAAATGATTGAAGGGATGATTATGCGTATCTTTGTTTTTTTTATATCTGCACTTTTATCTTTTAACTTGGCTGCGGAAGAGTGTAAGTTCAGCTTTAATGAGTCAGAATTAATCTCTTCTATAGGTATTGCACCAGTTAAGCAAGAGATAATAAAGGACGAAGGAATAACTAAGCGGCAATATGAATTCAGAAGAGAATTATCTTCTGAAGAAATGCTTAGTGATGACGCTGATGAAAAATATGAGCCGCAGTTTTATATATCTGTTTATAATCCATCATGCCCACAAAAGGTTATTGTTTGGTTTTTCAAAGACAATAAAAACACAATGGATTTAAGTAATGAGGTCCTTGCTGGTAGAGCGTTCAAGTATTTAACTGGTGTTAATGAAAGTATTTTTGAAAATAAAATGAAAAAGTTTTTAAAGGTACAGTCATTTGAATCTTTTGATGAAAGGAC